TTTTCTACTTACTTTATTTGTATCTATATCAACTGGTTTCGGTGGTAATTCATGATTGTGTATAGGGAGAAACTTACCAACCGATATTTGTCTTTCTTCTAATTCCTTCGCAACCCTTACTATGAAAGGGTTTAGGCGATAGGCGACCTTCTGTATCTTATTGATAAATTGCAGAGGTTTTTCTCCCTGTATTGATGTGGGGTTGCCCCTCCTCACTAGGTTGTGACCCCTCATTACCTCATTCAATATGTATCCTCCCTCTCTTTCATTTGTCCAATCGTTTGGTTCAATCAACATTGGCCAAGCTAATGGGCTAAATAACTCAGCATTTGCCATTACCTGATCTTTAATTTGCAAGAATTCTGGCGAAGGAATTATGTAGTTGCAACGCTTGCGTCCCTGTTGAACCATACTTTTACTAAACCAACCGCTGATATGCAGCAAACAATCTAACAACCAACCGCCTAATTTAACTCTGTTAACGCTACTCCAAGCTATCCAATGATCTACATTATATCTTTTCATAAGGGTTTTAATAACCTTTACTTTTTGATTAGTGCCTGATGATGAGTGCCAATAATTATCTTTTAAGACTTTTAATAATGCTGGATATTTTGTTTCATAATATCTCATTTGACATTCGTTCTCGACTGCCTTACCAATCGAATCACATATATGTACGAGCGTATTGGAATTATCTTTTGTACTAAATACTTTATCGATTGTTATTTTGCATGTAATAGCGGCGGCGGCTAAAGGTTCTAAATCTGCTAGGTAAGTAGCAATTAATTTAAAATCTCTGCCATTTTGCCTTTCATGAATTCGTGTATTTGTATCTTCAATTCTTTCAACTAATAAAGGTAATAAGGCATCGATTGTTGTTATTCCATATATAGACGCAGAAGCATATTCTTTATTCTCTAGATTTTTAGTATTATCTCTTAGTCTTTTTAATCCACATCTAATGGCATCTCTTTCTAATTCAATTTGCTCGTCAATTTCAACAGTTGTTGGCATGTTTCGACCTTGATAAATGTGCAGCGAATTTCTTGCAACGAAAGTACATTCGTGTACAGCGAGAGTATAAAAGAAAGGCGGAGGTATATCCCCCGCCATGTGCACCAGTGTAAGTTAGACTAGCCAGAATTATGAGTTCGCTGCATTCACCAGATTGCTACACCCCCCAGTGATACCAATGGATCTCGGCGATTTTAGAAACTTGTTTTTCGCAATTGCCTCTAAGTCCATGATAATGTTTGGAATTTGGAATTACTGCGAACGCAGCGAAATGAACACTTTCTGTTAACTTTGTTACACTGGCTGTAACTGGGTGTTAGTAGTTTGTACCCATGAGTTTACTGCGTTTTCTGCAGCTTGGTGAGCTTTGGCGAGAGCTTGTAATGCATCGCGTTTAGCTTTGTTTGTTGCTCGTGCGTATCTTTGAGTAACTTTAATATCTGAATGATTACATATATCTCTTACAACCTCAAGTGGTACGTTTTGTTCAATTAAGGTTGTGCAAAATGTATGCCTTAAATATTTTAAGGGATAATTAAAGTCAGGTAATGCATAGGCAGCAACTTTGCTAAATGCTCGGGTAAGCATATAATAACTGCCCCAATCATCAGCAAATAGATAAGCATCATTTGGCTTATTAATTGATCTTTTAATCAAGATCTTTTTAACTGGAGAGTTATCAATAATAGGGACAGTAATTGCCCTCTTATTTTTATTCTGCCAGTCTTTACGACCGCCAATACGCAAGTTGTGATTGTGAAGATCGATGTCTTTTACTTTAAGTTTGAGAAGCTCTGTAACTCTCATCCCTGTCCATGCGTAGGTGAGGATTGCATCAGCTAAATTCTGATTGTTGAAATCATTCAAGGCAGAATTAGCCAGGATGTGCACCTGTTCAGCGGTGTAAACAATTACTTGAGTTTCTCCAACTGGTAAACTCAATTCCCTAAACGAAGGGATACGTATGTCAATAACGCCACAACGATCACAGTAGTTAAGAACTGTACGTATGGCACCGATTGCCATATTGATGGTACCGTTTTGTAATTCCGTATCCTTATCTAAATAAGTTACGATCTTTTCTAAGATAGGTCGATCTAATTTAGATACAGGGAAGGTAGTACCAATGCAGTCATAAACATGTGCCAGGTTTTGTTGTTGCCGTTTACCGACTTCACCATGAATCCAGGCATGCTTATTCCTGAGAGTGTAGTTGACACACTCTTTGAGGGTTTTAAGCTTTTTCATTAAGGATGGATTTAATGTTTTTAACTAGCGTCGAACCTTCTCTTGTGAGTTTAAGTTGAACGCGGCGGGGATTAACTGAGTTGTCGACCTCCTTGATAATTAGGTTGAGTCCTTTCTTACGACTGGTACCTAAACGCTCGAGTCGATGTACCTTGGCTAAGGCATCTGTATTGCGGCTTGCAGCGGCTGTAGAGAGACCTAAACCATCGACGGGATCTTCTAAAGCTTGCTTATGACAATTCTCGTGTGCGGCGATGTACAAGAACGTTGAGACTAATTGAGTCGGTATGTCCTTGTCATATACCCGGAACAAATCAAGGATACGACAAAGTTTGTCAATCTTCAGATCTGTCAGGTTGTTGCGGATCGGATCCATTTTCGTTGTGGGGACATTGGTATTCTATACGTAAATTACCAAGGTGTATATTGAATTCACAATATTTTGCATCGTCCACGCCCATGTAAAACGTGCCGGCGGAAATTAATTGCATAAAGATTAATTGAATGGGTGTAACTTAAGGGGTAATGATTATCAGATCAAGTTAGGTTAAATGTATAACCATCTCAAATGTTTTTATGTTTTTCCTGTAAATATGTTTTACACGTTGTAACAATTAAATCATTAAGGGTCAAATCTTCAGATATAGCCGCGATCTTCAACTTTTTATGTAGCCAATCTTCGAAATTGACTGTTACTCTTTTCGTCATTTATAACATAATTGTCATCCCTTAATTGTGACCTAATAAGTGATAACAACTCCTCTTTGTTAGGGTTTGTATTAATAGACTGTAACGTACGATACACAAGTGCGTGGGTTGTCGATTGTTTCATTCGATGATACGGGGGCTAAGGTGGTTGACTGCCTTTTCATTGGCGATCGTGATTTCTAAATGATCTTCTTGCATTAATTTTCTTAATCTTTTCCTGGCTGCTGTGCCTTGTCTGTAGACATATTCTTTTACTTTGTGATTTTCAGTGTCGTAAGTTCTAATAATGCAAGAAACTTTCCTGGGTAATTCCCAATTCATTATTTTCCACTCGTAAAACTCATCAAAACCTATATCTTCAAATTGACTTGAATCTAATTTGTTATAAAGGTGCCAGTTGTTTGGATAATATTTTTTCATAATGGGAATACGTCTACTAATTTTGCATTTAACAAGTCGGCTAAATCTTTAGCCTTATACGCTGCATCCATGTCATCATCGGCAAGGACATACAGCTCACCTTGAGGTGAAATCTTTATATGAAAAGATTGGCTGGGCTGATCCCAGTGATGATTGTGAAGCATTAGTTTTTAGCGTTGGGAAAGTTTACGGATTAATTGTTTAGTTCTTTTCTTTGATTGTCTTATCGCTTGTGGGTTTTTTCGTCCTTTGTCTTTCCGCCGGACGTCCCCTTGTGCGTGCTTTAGTATTCTTATACTGTCCATGTTTTACTTTGTTTAAGAGTTCCTTATATTGTTCTGTCCATTCATGTTCTGGAAAATGATATAACCAGCACGAGATTGCATTCTCTAGTAGCCATTCATCGGACTTGTCTTGATCGGACATAATATTCATCTAGTAATTTGTCTTTTAATTGCACTACTTCTTTATGTAAAAGCGTGCAGTTTTTAGGCTTTTGGTATTGAAAGTCAAAACGCCCTATTAGATGTAGTAGTTCTTCTTTGTTTAGATGCATAACCTCCGTGAGATAAAGGGAAAGAAGAGGGAGAGTCCCTCATTTAGCCCACCAAAAAGGAAGGACTAAAGGAGAAAATCATTCAGCAATAATCCATTGGTTTTTATCAACCCATGTTTCATTGCCATCTACACAGTGCTGACAAAGAACTGCAGTCCATGCGAAATGCCAAGCTCTCCAGCTATTACCGCAATGTGGACACTTAATTAGTTTTCCGTCTTTACCAGCTTTTGTATATCTATTTACAAAATTAATTCTCTCTTGATTTGTTATTACAAGGGTCATAATGTTCCCTCTAATAAATCGACACAAGCCCAATATGATTGTGAAAGATAAGGTACTTTAGTTATTCTTTCTAGTAATAAGTTCCTTAATTCGTTATCAAGAACTGGCTGGCGTCCATGTTTTCGCTGGCGTCCATGTTCAATAAGGGCGTCGTACGCGTGCGAGGATAAGGCGTGCATATGTGCGTGTGCGTGATGTGAGCGGGCGTGCGGATGTGTACGCGTAGGCGGCGAGCCTGGACGCGTGTGTTCACCTGCACATGCGAGGGCGTGAGCACCTCATCATGCCCGCCTATGTGCGTGAATGCACACAGGAAGGACAAGAGGAGAAGGTCAAATTAAAAACCCTAAAGAAATGAGAGACACTGCAACAATGGCAAGCGTTCTCATCTTTTCTTTTAGTTCGTCAGTCTCTTTGATTAAATCAATTAGTTGAGACTTAGTAAACTTTGAATAGTTAGACATTTTCAATGAGTAGATAAGTTAAGAACAAGGGAAGCAAAGCAATAGGAAATAATAAAATCATGCGAAACACTCAGTCGCAGCCAAGCGTTGCTGGCAATAGCTTTCAACTACTACCCAAACAATTTTATTGATGAGTTGATTAACAGTTACGCACTCATCGTCCGTGATTTCTTTCATGTAGTTGTCACCAAAGTACAACTCATTCATGTAATCCTCGATCTCATCTTCATAGCTAAAAAAGAAGTTGCGAATCTCATTGTAATAAATAAAACCGCCAACTCCGCCTGAACATCCGTAGTTTGCTACGTCCTTGACTTCATCTAGATCATCAAAGCGTGCATCTAATGCATCAAATAAACGTGACATGTTTGAACGAAAGCTTCTCTCATTGAGAAGCAATTGCACTGGTAGGAGTTGCACCTACCCCGGGCTATTATCCCGTGCTAATTGTAATCATCTTTGAGTTTGTTATAAACAATTTGAGGACAATCTGTCCACATCTTATTAATAACAATCCAATCATGATTAAGCAGTCTATCTATCATAAACTGTTCATCTATGTAAGTGTTAAACATGGTTAGTAATTAGATAGTTAAACAAATGAAGGTAACTTTGCACCTTTGTAAGGTACGAAATCAGTAAACTCAACATCACTGACACGACTGGCTTTCTTGCAGTTATTGTTTACCCAAAAACCCAAAGAAATATCAGGATTAAATAATACGTTTGCAATAGCACGAGCTGAAACATTTGTATATTTATACTGATAACCATTAGTGAAAGTTACCAATGCAGTCCTTGCTAATAGATCTACTTTTAAATCTTCAATAGCTGAGGATGTGCGATTTGGAACAGTAATAAACATAGTTAATGAATGAATAAGTTTAAATAAATGGGAGTTAAATCCCAATGTCTGCCAGAGGAGTCGAACCTCTGGTACACCATCAGACTAGGTTCCAACCATCTTCGAATAAGTACTCGTCGTACATACCATTTACAGGGCTAGTTTGTTTAATAAACCAGTCGAAGTTTCTTTGAAATAAGGAAGACATATCCCCAAGTACAAACTTAATTAGGGCATTAAGTCTTGACTTAGTTGTATTAGTTTTCCAACCGCAATGATTAATAAACAAAGGAGTATTTTCCCTGTTGTAGTAATACTTTGCTATCTCATTATTGTGTAATTTGATAGACATATATGCGTCCTTGTAATGCTTAAGCATGGTGCCAGCACATCCAATGGAAACAGAAGTATTAGCCTTTTTAAAAGACTTGCGGTCAATGATTGCTTGAATCATTTCTCTTTCGATTTTTCGCATGTTGTTAATGAACGAATGAACAATGATGTACATAAATGTACAAAGGACTCTTTAAAAAAAAGAGTAAAGAAAGGGTGCCGATTCGATCGGCTGCATCTCGCATCACCAAGCGTTTGCTGTGGCGTACTCTTCCTGATATTCTTCGAACAATTCTTGTTCTTGAATACCGATTAACTCCTCAAATGTATAGTGAGAAGCTAGACCTGAACTGACTTGATCCCAGTTCTCATTGATGACGTCCTTGATCCAATCAGGAGTATCGGATGACATGTAAGCAACTGGAGAAGTGCAGTTATCAGGGATGAAAGGTTGTAAAGTTTGCATAATTAAATAGCGACAAAAACCCAGACAAGGACTTGAACCTTGAAGGATGCCTGACATCCTGGGTTGTTCATTCTTAACATGTTTGTTAAACGACAAGGGGCAAGGGCTGCTTCATGTCTTCGCTAATGTCCCAAGTCGGGGAAACCTTTGGTGAGGCGGCTTATCAAGACCGCTGTGTTCATTTCTGAACCCCATTAGCTCGTTGTTTGGTTCTCTCTAGACTCTTGATTGAATCTTGAGAACTCTCTCACCCTCTAACGAGAGTTCGAAAGATCTCAATCTTCAAAAGAGTCTTAGAGTCTTCATTATACCAGAGTGGATAGCGTCAGCAGTGAGTATTTTTGCTCATCTTTGTGCAGCAGTGGACAAGATCCCAGTCAGCAACAGGGTCATTAGTAAAACTGATCATTCGAGGGTTGGTCCATATATCACAGTGTTTGCAAGGTGTCTAGCCCTTTGTCCGGGTTTCCTGACATTGCAAGCCGGACAGATCGCGTGTGACCTACCCGTGCGACCTGCGAGCTAAAGAGAAATAAACAGGGCAAATCCATTGCAATAACTGGGATGTTGCCCCTTTTTCCCTCGCGATCGCGGTTCAATTTACCGCGTGCGGGCACGCCCCTGCGTTAATTGATCGCGTGAAGCGAATATGTAGTTCGCTGCAAGCCCAGTCATAGCAAAGGATCTCAGCTGCCACCCCCGCCCGCCTGGATTTTAAACCCCCCCGGGGGGCGTGCGTTCGTCCTTCCCCCTACGAAAGGACTTCAGAGATTTTCGTCATTTTTTAAGGAGTGACTCCTGATGATCTCTGTTAAACGTTGATATACCTTGATCTGTTAGCCAGGATTCATGCATTTGGTCATATACTTCCAACGGAACTGTGCATATATCAGCTCCAAATCTAAATGCCTTCTCAATACTGTAAACATCCCTAATAGATGCAGCTAATATCTTGGTTTTTATCGAATTAGCCTTATATAAACTACTAATATCACCAATTAACCCATATCCATCCATTGAATTATCTTTCAATCGTCCAATAAAGGGAGACACATAGGTTGCACCGGCTAAAGCACACAATATTGCTTGAGGAACTGTGAATACAAGTGTCATATTGACTCTAATATCCTCTTCTGTCAGATAATTACAAGCTTTTAATCCATCAGGAGTACAAGGAAGTTTAATCGTTGCAAAGCTGCCATATTTATACGCTAGGTCTCTACCAATCTGTATAAAGTCATGATATTCATGAGCCACAACCTCCATAGACACATCAGGTACACCAATATTCACTATTTTGTCGTAGACATCTTCAATCTTTCTCCCAGACTTTCTAATGAGAGTAGGGTTGGTGGTAACACCTGCTATTAAGCCAGAGGAGAATCTTTTCTCTATCTGTTTAACATCAGCTGTATCAAGAAATAATTTCATACTGTTATTACTGTATTAACACTAATTAGCTAAGTTAGAGTAGGTGGGAGTAGTACTTACAAGATCAACATCCAGCGTTGATATGTAAAGGGAAATGGTTGTCTATAGGACGACCGATTTCCCCTTGAGGCGAGGATCCACCCTTTCCTCTGCCTGTATAGATGTGGGCTTGCTCTAAAACCAGTTAGAGACTGACTTTCCATTTTCTAAACCTCTAGCCATATCTCTTTGGTCTTTATTCATTCCGAGCACTAGATGGTTAGCTGAAGAGTGAGGGTTATCTAGGTAGTCTTCCAAGATAGAGTTCCATTCTTCAAGTTGTCTTAATTTGATCTGTTGTTCAGCTGATATAGATAAAGCATCAGTAAAATACTTTACGCCTTGTGCAAGACAATCGATTCTGTCATCATGTTTGACGGCATATTTCTGTCTACACATTCTCGACATTTGATAGAAGAGCATATATACAAGCCGTTCTTCTGGAGCTGCCTCTGGGTTAGAGTTGTAATCCCAGTCGATAATCGCCCGGTCGATAACAAGACGATGCTGGTTAAGAACAGGCTCCAAACTATCAATGATGCGATCCTCTTTACGGACATTAGCTCTAGTCTCCTCAATATGAATAGCTTGTTTAGTGTGTTGAATATGTTTTTTAAATAGTTCAGCTACTATTCCATCACCAAAGTTAGATTCGATAAGAAGAGTAGAAACATTATATTTTTTACAACCTTTAAGGATATCTAACAAAGTTGAGTCTGAGTACCCATCTCTGTAGGCACGCATTTCATGCAAGTAGAGGAACCCATTTCGTTGGGAGAGATAGGCTGCAGTTGTCTCGTCGCTTCCTCTACCCGACGGATCAACGCTGCAAATTGTCTCTTGGTAATCTCCCCATTCTCCAACAAGTTGCATTGGAGAGTAAAAATAATCTCCTGGGAGACCGACTGTGGGTGCATCTTTGATAACTTTAGTTGGGTCTGAGCACCAAACGACGGATTCAGGGGCTTTAGTAGGGTTAACGGAAGTAACGATAAGGTCAGCCATTTTAAGTGGAAACTTCTCAGCATCACTGAGGGAAGTATCCAACATGAACTGAAGCATGAAGTTAGAACGTCCCATGGACGCTTCACGTTCAAGTAAATTTTCATGGTCAAATCTATCTGGGTCTGTTGTTTCCCACGGATCAACACCTTTATCAATATCTGCTTGGAGTTGAGGAGCTAATAAACCTTCGTAGTTAGAAAGTTTACGTGGATATCTAGCTGGCCAAACAAAAGGTCTGTAATTACGTTCAGCTAATTTTCTATAGACAGTAAAGGTTGTCTGAGGTGTACCCAGGTACATAATTCTACTGTCATCATGAGGAGTAAGAATTGATTCAGCTTCAGTACAAAGTTGTAAAAGCTTCTCTCTCATAAATTCAGTCATAGAGTTACCAGGAACTTCTATGTCGTCTAAGATCATTAGGTCTGCACGACTACCTGTTAGCTGACCTGTAATACCGACTGATTTAACTGAGGGTGCTTGGTGAGGAGAGCAAAGTACATCGAAGGATATACGAGACCATCTAGCATCATCACTTTTAGGTTGTAAGTGTTTAAGCCATTTGGTCTCAATAATTAATTTTTGAAGAAAAATAGACATGTTATCTGCACGTTCTTTAGATGCAGAGATAATCATTATTTTCTTTTCTGGGTTGTTAAATAATGTCCATAAGACAAAAGCACCAGTAATCCAAGACTTGCCAACACCCCTGAAAGCCTGAATTTGGAGTCTTTTGGGACCGTTCTGCAAGTAATCTGCAATGGCATATTGAGCACGTGTAGGAGGTGGAAGCTCAAGCTGATCCCATAAAGCCGTCAGAAACACCCCGAAATCGTCCTGTAAGGCGGTTAAAGTATCTTCCATATGTGTTTGTACATTTACGTATAACGGACGTCTTAGAAGGCGTTAGCGATGTTTGTTCTAGCACCGTTTAAAGAAGTTTTTACTGAGCTAAATGCATCTCCTACTGATTCATTCAATCGACCTCTAGACACAACATTTGCTATGTCATAAACATCTTTAAGTATTAAGGCTGTAAGTATTGCAGGTGCAGCAGGTCCAGCAGCTAAAGCCAGTCCTTTTTTAGCTAATTGTCTACCTGCAAGCATTATTAATTTTCTAGTAACAATTTTTTTAACTCCTTTCTTAGCAAGTATATTACCAACTTTAGTAGTAGCTTTTAGCATTGCTCTACCTGTGACATCACCTACAACAAGATCTGTGCCGAGAGTAACACATGCTTCTGTGTATTTTTTATCGTCTACTAATTCTTGAACTTCTTTAGCACCAGCTTCAGATGGAAGAAAGTTTAAAGAAGCTAAGGCTACACCACCTGCACCAATTTTAACTTTATTAGATAAACCCTTTCTACCATTTCTACCATTTAGACCGTTATTGTTGCGGTTATTAAATGTTTTATAAGCATTATGTCGTACAGTTCTAGTACCATTTAAGTCAGTAACATGAACTTTAGTTTCTTTCATTAAGTAATCAACTTTATTTTGAAACTCTGGGGATGCATCTAAAACTGGTTTATTACTTAAAAATCTTTTAAAATTATCTACGTCGTCAGCTGACATAAGTATGCCTTTTCCACGGTGATTATCAGGATCCCATTCTGTTGCATTAACTACTTGCAAAAAATCGTCATCAGTTATATCTGTAGCCCATGTATAACCTCTACTTTTAGATAGTTTTTCTACCGTATCTTTAGCACCTTTTATATTATCATCAGGTCTTAAAATAAGATTTTGAGGATCATCAGAACCATATAAACTACTTCCAAATTTTTCATATGCGTCTAGAGGAGTTCTATGTTCAACATATTGCTTCCCCAATCCTAGCATTTCAGCTTCAGCTTTTTGTTTGTCAAAAAGTTTATATGCGTCTCTTGAAGCTTGTTGTCCTCCAGGACCACTGTATGTTTTATTTAGTTTTCTAGTATCCTGTTCAATTTGCTTTGTCTTTTGTTTAGCAAAACTAAATTTTTTAGCAGATTTATCTCCTTTCCCCGCTCTATTTCGTATTCGATTTTGTTCATCATCTACAAATACAGTTGAAGGGAATTCACCAAGAGATAATTTACCTGTGTCTGTAAAAAGATTTTGTTTAGTTATTTCATCTCTTAAATATTTAATAAATTCAGGTTTCTGCTTTTCTGTTATATACCACGCATTATCTTTAAGGGTAAATGGAGCTTTATTTAAATCCATAAAAAAAGCCGCCCTTTCGGACGGCGTGAAATATCTTTGTCGAGTGGTTAATTAATGTGGCTATGTATTAGCCGTTCTCTATGTGGGATATGACCAAAAGTTGATCGCATCCAACTCAACCAGTGAGTACTACCTTTTTCCTCATTACATCTTCTGCAAGCGGGTACGACGTTACTTGTAAGGTCTTCACCGCCATAACATTTAGGTTTGACATGATCGATAGTGAGTTGATGTAGTTCATAATTGTTTCCGCAATAAACACATGTGCAATCGAAGTGCTCTTTCACAGCACGTCGCCATAATCTCTTTGATTCAGAGCTGGTCATGGTTATGAGGTTGTATTGATAATGTTGAGGACTAGGTAGTAATAAGGTCATGCAGAAAATCTTGATCGATTGCCGTGTCCGTTTGCTGCTCTATTCTTTTTATTTGATTGAGCAATAAAACCTCCACCTTTTTTACGGGCAGCATCTCTTTGATCTCCAACTTTTAAACCTAGTGCTTTTCTGTTTTTGTTATCTTCCGATCTTTTTTTTATTGCCTTTTCGGTAGAACCAGCTTTATGAGAAGTATCTCGATGTTTTTTTATCTGTTCTGGGGTTGCTTTAGTTCTATACCAAAGTGCTGTTTTTCCTAATTCACTAAGAGGTTTAGGTTTAGGACCTGGTTTTTTGCGAGCCATAAATTCTACTTTGTACGAGTTCTGGATCTATCTGTGGCATTACAGCTGCAAGTTTTGATAAAGGACTACCTTCAAATGCAACACCTGATATGTCATTTGTTTTAAGCCAATCGCAGGCTGCTTTTAAATCTTGAGTTGTTGCCTCGCCACTTCGGACTCTTTTTAAGAATTCATCAGTAACGAGATTATGTAATTCATTGAATTGGTCTTCAGTGGCTTTCTTCATTTATTCTTCCTTTAATCCGGGAAATAAATTTTTCTTAATTAGCTTTACAGCTTGGTCATCAATCGTATTATCAGTACTTTCGGCATATGCCTCTAATAATGAGATCACTAGTTCCTTGACTGCGTTTGAAGTAAGGAATGCCATTAGGATGGGTTTGATAATAATCATTTAAAATAATCCGAATTTCTTTTTAGGTTTTTTAGGTTGTAAGGCTGATATTGGTACGACGTCGTGGCACATCACATATAGCTTGGATTTAGGATGCAGGGTAAAGCCCTTTTGCATAATTTCTGCACATTTGATTGCACGAGTCAACTCGTAGTCCAGCCTCATTTTTTCTTCTACTCTTTTGGCAATACGTTTGCATTGCTTTAAAGCTTCTCTATCTAGGGGAACCATAAAATTTAATTGCATCCCCCAGTTCTCTCCTTTGGTATAAGAGTCTTGTCTTAAAGAACCAGTATCCTCATTGAATGATCTAGGTTCTGTATGATTACCCATATAGAAAGGTGAAAACGTCATAGTGCTGCCATTACAGCTCACATTAGGACCAAAATATTGTCTACTTTGTGCTCCATTATTTTGGAATTGTATGGCTTGATTGGATACATTTCCAGTCGCTGCCGCTATTGGATTCGAGGTGTTATTTACCTCTGGCTCATTAGCCAACACCGGGCTTCCTATTGTGAGAAGACAGAGAGCGATGTGGTAGTAGCGTTTGTTGTAATATTTCTTGTAACGTCGATCTGCTCGATTACCCCTGCAGCTCTGGTCACTGTTTCTAGTTGAAATGCGTCGCCAGCTGTGTGGATATCGAAGACTGTATCTGATGCAGATATTCCTCCAGAAGTTGCCGATGTTGCAGTAACGTTGGAGCCTGTCCAACTTTGCAGAGCACCACCGAACACCTGTGTTTGCAACGTTTCTGTCACTGTCTGAGTTGTAGTGGTTGTCGAATTCATCGAGCCTTGGGTGAACTGGGGCGTAATTGTGTTTGCTCTTGCTACCGTGGGTGACAACAGAGCTAAGAGTATTAACCATTTTTTCATGTTTCTCTTTTCTTTGCCATTGGACAATCAACAGTTTTACCGTTGTTTCTATTTCCGTTATTTGTCTGTAAACCGAACGAATAAAGTGCAGACCCAAAGATACTTGCCACGAAGGTTATATCTGTGTTTTGTGTCTTCTTAATCATTGGTATTTCGACGTAATTCAGAGTTATGACTCTCAAATAAAGCCCGACCAAACTACAACACCAAGACGTACGAAAGTACCAAGCACTTGAATATGATGCTCAGTATCTTCAGCAGCGTCTTTTATTTTGGTGAGTAAGTTCTTTTTCGGGCTTTCCTCTTTTCCTTCCATTTATCAATTTTACCTTGAATAAATTTCTGTAGTTTCTTTTTTATTTGGTCAAAAAAAGGTGTAGCTAACGTGGTTGTTGCTACTGCAGCTACAGCCGCATAAGTTGCTGTTGCCACTACCTCTGCTGTAGGTAATGGCATCTTTATATCTATAACAGGTATTTGTAAACTTGGTGGTTCTGGTTGTTCTGCTTTCTGTTCTGCCTTAACACCCTCTGGTCTTTCCAAATCGCTTGGAGGTACCACCATAGGTTTATATGATGGTATCTCAGCGGTTGGTATAAGTAATGTAGGTGTTTCTATAGGTTGTGCAGAAGGCAGACTTATATAAGGTAAACCACTAGGTTGGTTTGGGATTGTCACTCTTTACTTTTTCACAAGCTGCGTAATAGGCGGTAAGTTTACTGGCATCTCCCTTTGAGTTCCAGTACATAGCATCAGCTAAATCTCTCCAATCTGGATAAGCTGCCATTCTGTCATCTTTCCATTTATTACCATCAGCAATATCTTGCAGCCGTTTTACTTCAGCAGCAATTTGTTCTTTAGTAGGAGGTGTGGAGCCATCTTTAAAGGTATAAACACCGTCTACACAGACATACTCTTTACCACCTGTAAGACTATCTACTGCATGATATTCTTTATATTGAAAAACCATTATGAACCTACCTCAAATATTTGAATAAAATCATTTGCTCCTGATTCATCAGCAGTCGCAACTCTATGCGTTACGGAACCTCTACCAAATCTTATTTTATAAGTTTGTTGACTTGTACTACTTGGTGAATCTGAACCAATTATTACAAGAGTTTGAGCACATGTTGGAGCATGAGTACCATCATTTCTATCAGGATGATCATGTTGTTGATGAATCCATTGCTTACCTAAAATGGTATTGTCGTTCTTTGTTATAGCGGCTTGTGCATATAAATTAACATTACCACCCGACATAACATTACAAAATAGATTCAAACTTGCAATTATATAAATTGTACTACTTGCACTTGTAGGAGTAAAGTTAAAGGAAAAACAATCTTGCGGAAATTCACTTGTTGTTGCATAAGAAGTCGTATTTCTAACGTACCCAACCTGTAGTAATTTACCTCCGCCAGCAATACCAGTTAAGTTGGATCCATCTCCAACAAAAGAGGTTGCAGTTAAAGCTCCTGTTGAAC